TCTNTGGCCATATCCCATAGCTTTCTCAAATGCGTCTGTCTCCGACGCAACATAATCCCCAAATTCCTCGTCAGGTTGCTTCTTGTCTAATGCGTCAATAATGACGGTGGAAAGAGGCTTTAAAACAAGCTTTGTGTCGTCAAAGTTAATGGGACGCGCCATTGCCAAATGACAGACAGAATCGTATATATGATCTTCGCCTGTCGTGTCAATGTCCTCTGGATTGTTAGGCATGGCTGAAATAGCAGGTATTGTTCGGATAAACTGCGTGCAGGATTCAAAAACCTGTAACATTGGTCTTCCACAAACCGCGCCTTTTTCGTCTTTCGGAACCATTAACCTGTTTCTAAACTGGCGAATTTTTAATTTCCTATTGGCATCTCCGGCTGTCAAAAAAAGGTTCCTGTTAGAAAAAATCTCCGCGGTGGATGGCCCTTGCCCCCCTCCTCTGTAATCCGGTTTCTTCTGGAAACAGTCCGGGCCAGCTATCCTCTGAACGACATTCAAAACACCCATTGCCTGTTCTCTGGTATTAATCCCGTCAGCGACCTCAATGTCGGTTAGCCTTAATCCCTTGTTCTGGTTGCCGTCCCATCCATACCACTCACCAAACATAATCATGCGCCCATCTTGATCTATGTAAAACCAACAAACACTGAACGGCGCACCGAACCCCCAATCAAACGTCATATAAACCGGAGCCCCGGCGGGAACAGGATGGTCTTTAATAACGTGGTAGTCGTAATAGAAGTCAAACGCCTGCCCAATAAATATATCCCAGTCACCCTTTAAATAAGCAGTCCTGTAAGGTTCAGGCAACGCCTCCAATCTTGAGCGGTATCCAGGATCGGTAGAGGTCAATGTAGGGTTGTCTTCAAGCAAAGCAGGAATATACTGCCTCAACATCCCCCCCTCTAAAACCGGCGATCTCTTAATTTCCATCGGACGGGCGTAATCCACCCATCTCGCCCGACAAAAAGTGTGCCCAACACCACCAGGGTTGGTAGCACAATAAATCCCGGGAATCTTGTGCTTAAACTCCTCGGGGATGGGCAACGTGCATCGAACACGACCCCTCAAATAATCGTACTGAAATTTTGAAAATGTTGTCAACTCGTCAATTAAAAGAATGTGTATCTCCGCGCCCTGATACTGAAAAACATCCTGCTCATACTGACAATGACAAAAATGCAACATAGCACCGGAAAAAAACTCCCACCTTCTCGCCTGACTCTTATACTCACCCAAATCCTTCGGAAACTCCATCTGTGAAGGAATAATATGGTTCTTCTCCAACTCCGGAAACGTCCTCCGAAATAAATATACCTGCAAACCAGGAATCGTACAGGCCCACCTTAACCCCTCTGCCCTCAATGCCCTACTCTTTCCGGGCCCTGCAGATCCACCAAATAAAACTTCGTTTGCACACGTCTTATGAAACAACACCTGCTTCGGATGCGGTACGTAAGTATCAACTAACTTCCCGTCCTTAACCCCCGTGCCTGTGTTGAACTTACTCATAACTTACCCACAAAAAACCTTTTATTTTTGAAAATGCAGGGAGGGGGTATGATATATAGGATTTTAATACCCCGTTTTTTATCTGCCACGGGGGACAACTTTTCCTGGGTTTCCAGGCCAATCCTCACTCACTCCCCACACCAAAACCTGACCAGCCCCGTCAGGCTCCCCCATCCACCATCGCCCCTTGTTTTACATCAACGTCTTATAAGGTGTATTATGTAAACACCGTTTTCCTGTATTTTCAATATCTTACATGGTGGAGAATATTTATTCCAATATTATGTTAACTTGTGGTGGCTTCCTCCACGGCGACATCTTCTGTCCCCTCCACTTTTCCATTAATGTTGACATTGTTGATGGCTTTTAGCTCATCCGGCACTGGGTCGGGCGCTGGCATCTGGAACTGGACGACCGCCAAATTGCCAGTAGTTTTACCGGTTTCCAGGCGCTCTTTGTCGTATAACTGGGCTGCTGCAAGGATTCGGGAGCCCAGTGGAGCCTTTTTGATATCGGCAGAGGTGATGCTGGACAATAGCCTATGCTGCACCCCAGCAAGTATCATTGCCCTGTTGCTGACGTAGCTGTCTACTTTTTCTTTAATTATTCCGTAGGCTTTCAGTGTTCGGACGACGTGGGCATGATCGCAGCCTGCTACGGCGGCGATTTGGTTTTTGTTTAGTGACGGGTGTGCTTGCTTTGTTGAGATGATTTTCTGTTGCAATTCTGTTGGCGGCCTTGGCGGGCGTGGTGAGGTCAGTTGTTTTTTTTTAACTGATTCAGCGGTCATATTTAGTCCAGCTTGTTTTGTTATCCGCTTACGCGGAAACCTTTGGCTTCTGTCCGCCTGTCGGCGGTCCTTTGGGCTAGTACTTATCTATATTATTATATGTAGCTTGCGTGTTGCATTTTTTTACTCTGATATGATCATTTTCTTAATGATTTCAATAGCAATATTTATTTTGCGTGTTGCGGTGCTCGCATTGTAATTATGGTATGCGCCGATCTCCCGTGTAGTTGCTTGGAGGATGTGATATTGCAGCAGGGGTGTACTTAGATCGATTGGTAGTTGCCGAATCGCCTGCTCCAGGGTTATACCATTATTATCTGGTATTGCTTCCAGGATTACATCTGGGATAACATCAATCGCTATTGTATGGCGTTTCCCTGATTGCTTAATTATATCACGATATTGTGGGCATTTTAGGCATGATTTAATGCCCTTACCACGATTATAATTATCGCAATCAACGCATTTCATGCCCTCCATTGTACCAGTATGATCGCCTTAATTCAAGCATTTTCTGTGGCTTTTTCACCCGTTTCGGTGATTTTCACCCACACCTCGCACTATATAGTTGATTTTATTAATTAATTTGCTTTTGATTGCCATGTTTTTGGCTGTTTTTGGCCATTTTACGGGTTATTTTCACCACGGTGCGCTGTTTTTAGGGCATAGAATTTTCGCGGATAAATATTTATTTTATACCCCAACCTATTGTTTTACCTTGCTATTTATTGTTTATTACTATTATCATAATAAATTGGCATAGAAAGTGCTCTATATAATGGTAAAAAACGAAGGAGGAACAAAAAATGAAAACGAATTTTGAAATCATCAAAGGAAGGGATTACCAAGGAGATAAGTGTTACCGAATCAACTACCAGGAATATGATACGCTCTACACTGTGCCGGAACCCCATTACACCAAAGCGGCGGCGGCAGAAAAGTTGAGGGAATTGAAAAAAGAATCGTCCCGTGAGAACGGGAAGAAGGGCGGGAGGCCGAAACTGGAAACAATTGTCTCCCGGAATACGACTGAAGTGTGGAGCTGGGAAACCAACAGCCTCACCGCTAAATTATCGCCAAGGGGATTGATTTTAGAAAACTGGAATTGCAACCAGGGAACCGTTTCTGGGCGCAAAATATTAATCGTCGGCGAAAAAGAATTGCCGAACGACAATAATATCCAGTATTATTATGATACCCTGAAACGTGGTGCCGCCGATAATATTGTAGTCCTTCGCACCGGCGCAATGGTTAGATAATTTTTTAGGCCGGAACCCCGAACCCCGGCACACTAGGAGGGAAAAAACCATGATACACGGAAATAACTGGAGTTTTGGTAATGATGAATATTGGGAAATGGCAATACATGAGGCAAAAAAATGCGGCGCTCCTATAGATGGAGCAGAGGAAATTGGTATATTTTTAAACGCATCATCTGTTCCTGTTTTTTCAACATGGCAGATTAATCCTCGGCACGGACGGAAAATTGCCTCATCAATGGGGGTGTCACTAAATAATTTATGGCAGACATCAATTAGGTTGTCTGCCCTGACCATAACGGAGGAATCGGTATGACACAAACCATGAAAAAATGCTTATGTTTGCGCCCACGTTGCGGCCACACCTGGAAGCCGCGCATTGAAACGGAGCCGCGGGAATGCCCCCGGTGCAAATCGCCCAGATGGAATGAGGCGCCGAAACGGGCCGGGAGGCCGAAGGGGAAGTAGAGAATCATGGGGAGGCCGAAGCCTCCCCTGCTTCTGGGGCCATCCTCGCGCGAAATTCAGGCACTATGTGTTCACATTCGACAAGTCGCCGGCGTCGCGCTTGTCCAGCCGCGCCCGGAGCTTGTCATTTTGTTTGTGCATCTCGATCATGGCCGCCTCTACCTGGCGGCAGTGATCCCCTCATTGGTTCAGCGCTTCAGCCAACAGCAGAATCGCGGCGTTCTCGGGGGCAGTCATTGAGCGGCCTCCTTGAGTTTACCTTTAAGATACTGCTTAAAGCATAATGCAGTTTTTTTACCAATTTCTTTTAACGCCTCTTTTGATAACACAACTTCACCTACGCTTTCCTTCTGGACATCGGCAATCATGGCTTTGATAATCTCCCCAGTGTGTTCAATATTGGCTTCTGGAAACTTATCAAGCACATGATTTAGGCGCATCGATGTCACCCATTCAGTTGCAATCTCCGCAGCTTCGGTCAAAACTTTTAGCGACTC